CTTCGCCTTTGCGTCCATGTCTTCCAGTTGTGACACGAAATCGTCTGACATCGAAGAAAAGTCAACACCGGTCAACGATTCCTTCATTTTGTCACCCAATTCGGCCGTCTGATCAGCACATTCGGCGATCTGTTCCAAATATGTTCGTGTTTCTTCGGCCAAATTTGCCCAAAAGACTGGCGCATGTTCACGCATCCATTGAATTTGTGACGCCGAAAGATCAAACAATCCGGTCATTCGACCTTCTGCAATATTGGAATATTCAGTCAGGGAAATGATTCCCTGATTTGCCATGTTGCGCAACTGGTTCCATGCTTCAGACGAAATGTTCTTTCGCTGATCAACACCATGTGACGCCTTCGATCCGATTCCCAAGAATCCGGACTTTGCGCCGGTGTTCAGATATTGTTTTCCCAATTCACGTGCGGCGTCTGTCTGTTCCTGAACCAACTGAAGGGCGTATTTATAGGAATTCTTTGCATTCTCGCCCGACATGGTTTCCATCAGTTCTTTTTGTTTGTCGATCACGTCATCCAGTACGGAAATATATTCTTTGTAAACTTCCGACGCCCTTTTATAATCGGCTTCGCCACCGTCACCGAACAACGATGCGATCTTTTGTGCCAATGTGAAGGCCATTGAAATGACGGTCAGGATCACGGACGCCTTTTCCATTGTTGATATGGCTTGCGCCGTTGCCGCCGTTACGGCCTTGAAGGAATCGATCGTAGACATGACAAAGTTTCCAATGTCGGCGATCAGACTGATAATGTCACCGGCTTCGCCACCAATGGCCTTTCCGACGTTGTCAAGTTCATCGCACAACTGGCCGACCTGATTCTTCAAAGTCTTTTCAGAAGATCGAACTTCCTTGTTCTTCTTCATGAATTTGTCTTTGGCCTTGTTGACCTTGTTGATCGCCTTGACTTCGTCTTCTGTTCCGGTTCCGCCATTATCACGGATCTTCTTCAGATTCTTTTCCGCTTCTTCGACTTCCTTTGCGGCGGCCTTCAATTCCTTATATCCTTTCACCATTCCGGCGAATGGATTTCGTGAATTCATTTCGTCGATCAATGACTGAATGGTCTGCATGTATTCACGAAGATCTTCAGGATTCATGTCACGTGCGGCGGCTTCCTTCACTTCGTCGAAACGTTTCAACAACGACGTCAATGTTTCTGTCGAAACAGACTTCAGATCTTCGAAGGCCCTGACATAATCGGGCGACGCCTTCAGGGCGTCAAACGAATTCTTCATTTGGGCCTTTGCTTCTTCGTTGTTCAATTTATCGACCAAACCTTGATCGCCGTGTTGTGTGGCGATTCTTCGCTTTTCTTCAAAGTCTTCGTGGATCTTCGTTTTGTTTTCCTCAAAGGTACGATATGAATCCAACAACTGATCATATTGCGAATCGCCTGAAGACTTCATGATCTGATCGAACTGGCCTTTCATGTTTTCGATCGCACGTTGGATCTTCTCCTGATCTTCAGGATCCGTGGCCGCCTTCCTTGCATTTTCAAGAATGGCAACGTTGGTCTGAAATTGCTTTTCCATCTGAAGACGTTTGTCAACGTATGACTGATATTCTGTCAGAAGGTTTTTGGTCTGATCCTTCAGTTGATCTTCGGCGGCCTTTTGTGCCTGATCCAATGCGTCTGATTCCGCTTTGTCGATGTCGGATCCGTCGCCTGACAATTCCTTTCGTTTTTCGGCGATCATGTCCAACTTCTGAAGAACGTTGTCGGCTGAAGACAACTGATCTTTCAGGGATTGTTGGAAATCATTGATCACGGTTTCCTTTGTTGCGTTCGCAATGGCGTCGTTCAGATCCTTCAACTGGCTTTTCTGTGCGGCGGTCTTCACGCCGGTCGCTTCCAGTTTTGATCGTTGTTGTTCCAAATACGCCATATATGACGCACCTTGTTTGATCAGATCAGCGAATTCGACGTTTGCGGCCTGACGGACCTTTTCATCTGATGAATTACGCCATTTGTTGTAATCATCATAAAGGGCCTTGATTGCGGCCAACTTTTCTTTGTACGTCTTGACTTCAGGATCATTCTTTCCGGATCCACCTTTTCCACCCTTCCCGGACTTTCCGTTCAGGTTTGGTTCCTCGACGAATGCGGACGCCAAATTGTCTTCCTTGAAGATCTGTTTCAGGACTTCTTTGTCCTTCTGAATGGCGTCCATATCCTTTTTGGCGGATTCCATATTCTTCCGGGCGGCTGACAGATCACTTTTGGCCTTCTGCGATGCGACCATTTCTTGTTGTGTGCCGGCGGTCACGACGTTGGTTACGTCGGATCTCTGAACGTTTGGATTGTTGAAATCAGACTGACGTTGTTTTTCCTGATTTTCGGCCCACACGTTTTTGTCGATCTGTTGTTGTGCCTTCGTCTGTTTGATCCTTGCTTGCAATTGCTTCTGATCCAGTTTTTCCAACTCCGACTGAACGGCCTTCGCCAACGCCATTCGATCCAATGCGTCGATGTAATCTTCGACGGCCTTCGTGTTTTCACGTGTGATCACGCCTTCGTTCGAAATCATGGCATTATAACCCGGAATGATGGTCTTCAACTGATTGATCGCCTTCTTCCTGACGTCGATCGCCAATGCGTTGTCATGAATGATCCCGGTCAGGATCTCGATCTTCGCCTTTGTTTCTTGTGACGCCTCGCCGGCGGCCTTCATAACACGATCAGACGCCGACATCTGTTGTTCTTGATCCTGAAGGGCCTTTGTTGATTTCTTGATTGATTCTGTTTCATCGTCGGTTGAATCCGTGAACATTTCAACAACTCCGATCAGGGCGGAAATTCCGGCCACGATCCATCCAAACACCGGGATCGACTTAATGGCCAAACCAACGGCCCTGAATGCTCCGGCCAACGACCAATTGGCAACGGTTCCGGCTCCGGCGGCCACGGTTTCGGCCGTTTGTGCGGCGGCGGCTCCGGCGGTTGCGGCGGCGTTTGCGGTTTCGGCCCTTGTGTTTGCATTTGTGGCGGCCGTTTCGGCGGTCTGTGCGATCGCTTGTTTTCCGGTGATCTTCGCCCACAATTCCTTCAACTGGTTCAATGTAACCAATCGGAAGGCGGAATCCTTATCCAATGTATTCTGTAATTGCTGAAGGCCCATTGTGATGGACATCAGGGATTGAACCTTCAACATGATCTTTTGAAGGTTTTCATTCTCTCCGGCAAACAGACCGATTGCGCCTTGTGCGGCGGTGAATCCACCGACAACACCTGAAAGGCCGTTGATCATACCGTCAAACGTGGCCGTATCAGACGCCAATTTTCGTGCTTGTGCCGTGGTGTCGGCCATCTGATCAGTCAGGACGGCCAATTCGTCACGCATTTCACGATATTTCTGTGTGTCACGTTGGCCGGCCATTTCCATGTTGGCCAATTCCTGAATCAATTCACGTTTTCTTTGTCGAAGGGATTGCGTCTTCACGCCGGTTTCTTCGACGGTCTGTTGTAAACCTTTCAACGCCACCTTTTCGGCGTCGATTTCCAATTCAAGATCCTTCGCCTGACGGATCAGTTCGTCTTGTGCGGATCCCGGTTTCAATTTGTTGATCTCGATCTTCAGGTTTGCGTATTCATTTTCAAGATCGTTGATCACCTTCTTTTGGATGTTGATGTTTTCTTCTGTCAGATCAAACATGTCATCCAACTTCTGACCGGATGATTCCGCCGTGTCGGCGAAACCTTGAATCTTCTTCGTGGCTTCGTCGATCGCCTGATTCAACTGACCATTGTCCATTGTGGCGTCGAAATCCAATGCACCGTTGTCAACTTTCATATTATAACATATTATTGATGTAATTCATTACGTCGTCGGCGTTGTCTTCGTCCAACTTGACGTTTTCATCGTCCTTCTTTGAATGGAAGGCCGGAAGATCGATCATGATGCGAGAAACGACCGACCATGCGATCCCATGATGAAGATATTCCCACGTCCATCCGAAATGTGCGCAAATGGAACCCCTTCGACCGTATGGCGATTGCAAACCGGTCATTATTGTATCAGATTCGGGATCGTCGTTCTGTTTGAACTGGCTAATCTGATACAATTTGTAAAATCCCCCATGTTGGCGATCGTGTTGATACCAATTACAAGTTGGTACAACTTTGAAGGTTTGATCGTGTGGGCGAAGATGTCTGTCAGTTCAGACAATCGTCGTGTGTCTTCTTTATATTGCACGTGTGCGCCGATCTCCTTCGGGATGAATAGTTCTTCACCCAACACGGCGATCGCCACGTATCGGGCCATTCTGATCGAATGTTTGGCGATCAGGGCCTTCGCCGTTGATACACCTGACGTTTCTTCCTGAAGATCCTTTTCGTGGATCACCATTTCAATTCCTTCCTTTGACAATCGATCCATGACGGCCAATGTCGGTTCATGCAATTCGAATTCCAATTCTTCAGGAACACGGATCATCTTTTTGAATCTTCCGAAGAATCCCGGCTGACGAACTTCCTTGAATCGTGTGATCCTGAATTTCAGACCATGTCCGATCAGGCGATTCAGTTCGTTCATTTCCATCGACTTTTCGTCTTTCTTCGCTTCTGTTTGCGGTTTCATTTCTTCCATTTCTGATCAATTTCTAAAAGTAACGGCCCGACGTACATTGAAACATCGGGCCGTCGGTCTTAAATATATTCGCTAAAATGACAAAAAAGGCGGTTTATGTTGGATCCTTGCCGTTGTCTTCCTCACCCTTATCTGTTGCGTCTGTGCCTTCTGCGGCGTTCAGGATCGCTTGTGGGATGTCGTCCTTTGCGAATGCATAGAACGCCTTTGCCTTTGTTGCCAAAGGTGTGACGGTGAAATCAGTCAGAAGGATTCCAGTTGTTGACAATGCGCCGGTCAATGTGGCGTCAATGTCAGCCTTTGGAACAACAAAACAAAGACCTTGTTCTGTGACTGCGATGATTGTTTTGTTTGCAACAACTTCAGAACCATCGGTTCCCCAACCGTTTGCGTCTGTCTGCTGATCACCACCAACGTATGTTGATAACTTCAACGGTGTTGGATTCATGATCTGAAACGCCAATGTTGGGATCTTACGTTGTTTCTTGTGGACTTCAGGTGCGGATTTGCCTTCCTCAAAGTGATCGGTTGAATCCGCTTTGTCCTGATTGATATTACAAGACTCTTTGTAGGTCTTACCGATCTTCTGTGGATTGGTGATGGCCTTCAATGCGGCTAATACGCCGGCCTTGTCTGTTACTGAATCCATTTTGATCGGATCCGCAACGACGATCTTTGATAATCCAAGTGTAATCATATCAATGAAATTTTTTAATTGTGAATAACTTACTTTGTTCTAATTGTGAATCGACCAACTGATCCTGATGTTGGAATAGTGTTGATGTGAAGAATCCACGTCTTTCAATAATGACTGGCCTTCGATGTTTAGACCGACATCGGGAACGTGTTCAGATTTGATCAGGTCGATGACCTTCGCCGTCAGTTCTTTCAATCGTGGATCATTCTTTTTGTATTGATCAGATCCACCCAACTTCACGATCTTATCAGGAACATGAATGTTGACGTTCGATGTTGCGATCTGTGGCGCATAATCAACCGTCAGGTCGATGGTGTTGATCGAAATGTCTTCCTTTTCGGAATTCATCGGACGATCATCGTCTTTATATATTGCACCGGTCAGGGCCAATTCGTCTTTGTGGACGTTCAGGATCCTGAAAAGGATCGTGTTCAGATCGAATGTTGTTTTCATATTGCTTTATTGATTGAATCAACAAGATCGTTGATCAGTTTTGGTAATTCCTTCTTTGCCAATGTTTCGGTGGATGTCAGAACGTCACGACCGGTCGATTCGACATAAACGGCGTATGACATACCGGCCACGACAACCAAACACAAACCTTCAGGATGACGTTTGGCGGCGTTTGTTGCCACACGTTGACCTTCGTTGATACCAACAGAAGATGATCCGCCGCCTTCCGGGCCGTTTACCGCTTCGAAATTCGAATGGATGGCCTGACCGTCCTTAAAGATCATGTAACCGGTCGAAGATCGAAGATGTCCAGTTCTGTCCGTGTAACCACGTGACGCCGGGATTTCCCTTGCGTATTTGACGCATTCTTCGCCTAAATACTGAAGAACACGGACTTCTTCTTTCTCGATCTGATTCAGGAACCGATCGAACCGGCGTTTGATGTCTTCCTTCGTGAAATTCGCTTTGATTCCCATATTACATCCAATGTCTTGTGTGTAACTGGCCAACGTCACCCTTCAGGCATTCCCCGGAAACACGAACATCAGATCCATCGGGATCGTTCGTGACACGGATCTTTGTTCCTTCAGGGATATTCGCCGTTCCTTTCGGACTTTGAATCAACGCACCGAATGTGATCTGACGGCCATCGGCCAACGTGATCACGGATCCTTTTCCGTTGGTTTCTTCACGACATCGGCCATGAAGGATCCATGAAGGATCAGGCGAAACGAAATTTCCGTCTTCGTTCTGTACGGCGTCGCCATCAGGCGTCACGAACTTCCAAAGATAGTGTGGATATTGCTTCACGTTTGCCATATTACCAACGATTTGATCTGTTTCTGACCTTCGGTTGTGTGATCGTATCAGGAAGGCCCAATTCGCCGCAAAGGGATTTGAACCATAACTTCAGGCCGTCCATGTTCCATGAAACAGAATAACCGCCTTCAGTTACATTCGAACACATTGAAGGAAGAATGGTTGACATTGCACCGTACATGGCAACTTTGCACGCCCTTGAATCGACATGATCCAGTTCTTCCAATTCGGAATTGTCGATCATGATCAGATCAATCGTGTCGCCGTCCACGCCGAAACGTGACAACGTCTTTTCGATATATTCACGGTTGTTTACTATTGCCATAACTTAAAGAAGGATTTATTTGGTGGCCGGGAACCGGGATGATCCCCGGCCATCAACGATTCATGTTTAGAGATTCCAACTTGTTGCGTTGGTCTGCATCAGAACGGAACGACCTGAAAGATTCCAAGCCGGGAACAGATTTGCGATTCCCTCTGTTACTTCCTTGACTGGTGATTCCTCTGAATACTTCTTGATCAGGGTGTGACCATTCATCGCCATAACGGCAACAGAAGACTGACGACGTGTGAAATCGATTGGCTTCTTATAGAAGGTATTACCCAAAACGTTTGATACGCTGAACAGAACAACGTTGTCGGTGAATGGATTTCCAGTTGACTGGCTACCATCTGCCAACTCGATTGTGATGTCCTGATCCAAAACGATGATCTGAAGGCCCTTGTAAATTGCCTTCTTCTTCAGAAGATATGCGTTGACTGATTCAACGTCGGCGGTGTCGTATGCACCGGTCAGATTCTCTGTCAGACTTGCGGTCTTCTTGATGACTTCTTCCTGACTTGCGAAGGCGGCGAATGTATCAACATTCATGAACGCAAATTTGGCGGTGACGCCACGTGCCTTCATGGCCTTGATTGCCTTTGGGAAATCAACGGTCAATGGCTTTGCGCTTGTGCCGGCGTTCCATGATGCCGCAACACCGATCTTCTGATCTGCGTCCATCTGATAATCAACGTCGTATTCTGTTACGACTGCGGCGTTGTTTGAATTGGTGAATGTCACCTTACCGAGTGAAATCTGCTTCAGGGCGATCCACTCTGCACGTGCGGCAATACCGGTCCAACAATATTGTGTGTCCTCAGCCCATGCTTCAACCAATGCACGAAGATCAGGATTGCCCGATGTCATTGCGACCATGATGTCGTATTCGGTCAACTCGTCTTCTTCCATTTCACGGCTGATCATCAACTTTGGCATGTCACCGGTGATCTTTGCGATCGCCTGACGTGTCTTCTTCTGTGATGTTGCGCCACGTGCAACGAGATCGGCCGCAATCTTCAAACCGGTCTGTGCTTCAAGCAACTTCCATGTCAATGTCTGCTTTTCCTTCAATGGGAAAAGTGTTGGATAATAATACGGTTTCAGATCATAAGTGTGAATAACCGCATTCATGTCTTTTTCGGTCAGACCGACCATCAATGATTTTTCCATAATGTGATTCTTTTACTTATGACGATTAGATTACATGAACACCCTTCAGATCGTTCAACACGGCGTCAGGAAGGGCCGGAACATTTGAACCGTAAACAACGGCGATCACCCATGCGGAATTGAACTGATTTCCGCCTTCGATGGTGTAATTCTCGCCGGCCACGGCCTTTGCGTGATGTTTTACGGTTGTTCCGCCAACGGCTGAAGACTGGAACAGACCGTCACCCTTCTTTAATGCAACGCCTAATGTTGCCTTGACGGTGATCACGTCCTTTGAAGGATCTGTTTTGTCGATGGCTGAAATTTCGCCACCCTTTGATCCGTTACCAATGAAATCGCCAATCTTGAAATGGCTTCCCTTTGCAACTTCGATGTTTGTATCTGTTGCGGTTGCGGCGGTCACTACGACTGCGGTCTTCACAACGTGAACCAAACCGTTTGCGTCAGGTGCTGACAATGGTGTTCCGGCCTTAATGGCTGATCCACCAAGTTCGGCGGTGCTGATTGTTACGCCGCCGGGAATGTCTGCGATCTTGTGGGCGAAAGCTTTGGCCACCTTTGCGTCCTTTGATTTTGTGATCTGTAACATTGCTAAACTAAATTAAATGATTAAACACTAAAGCGATTTGCCGCCCAAATTGGATCCACCTTCTGAAGATGTGACATCCTTGACGTATGCGGCAACGCCGGCGGAAACTCCGTTTTCGTCTGCACGTCCAAAGTCAATGTGACCTGAACGGCGAAGACCTTCGTCCGCCTGATCCTGAACATGTTTTTCAACATCTGCCTTCAGGCCGGTTATGTACTCGTTGAATTTGTCGTCATTCTCAAAGTTCATATATCCGAATCCTGAACGGATCATCGATTTGTAACTTTCATCCTTGACATCTTTGATCAGGCTTTCGATCTGATCACGACGTGATGTTGTGACCTTTTCGGCCACCATACCACCAACCAACTTTGTCAGACTGGCGATCTGTTCTGTCAATGCGGCGATTTCAGGATTGGTTGTCTTTGTTGGATCGTCGCCGGGATTCGGATCCTTCTTTCCTTCCTTTTCCTTGAAATCAAACTTTTCACGAAGACGTGTTTCGAACGTCTTGTTTGATTCAGTTACTTCACGATCGATGTTTGATCGGTAATCTTTCGAAAATGCGTTGACCTTGTCTTCTGTAAGACCATCAACAAGTTTCTTTGCATCTTCTTCGGTTGCGGCGGCCATTGCAAAGTTCATCGCAATGTTCGTCAGGACATCTTTGCGCACGCCTGAAAACTTTGTCATCAGTAATGCCAAAATCTGTTCAATTCTCATAATTACTTCTTTTTTTATATGTTCAACGCCGCAAAGATAACCATTTTGTATCACCGTGATACAAATTATTTTCGGAATCCATTAAATTTTCATCCCTTTTTTAGTGCAATTGCAATGCATTTGCATGCGTTATTCGTTAATTATATTTAATAAAACACATTTTTCGGTCGTTTTGTTTGTTTTATTAAATAGAACACATTACATTTGCAACATCAAAGTTCAACAATTAAAAATTCAACAACATGGAAATTTCAAATATCAACAATTCAATGATCGGAAAAAAGGTCAATGGTATCTTCACCGGAATGAACGTAACTGGAACAATCGTGTCAATCGTCGATGAACAATATTCAGTTGGTGTTCGCATCAAGTTAGACAAACCAGTTCAATGGGGTGATGATCTATACACCGAATATGAATCAACCGGCCGCCGTTGCGACGGATGGGGAAACATTCAGAACACCGAAATCATCAACGCATAATGTCAAATCCGGTCGGATCTTCGGATCCGGCCATAAATCAACAACAACATGAAAGAATCAATTCTGAATCAGATCGTCAAAGTAAGACTGGAAGATCTTACATCTGAACATTATAATGAAAACAGTCAAAAGGCTTCACGTCTTCACGGTGACGGCGAACTTTGCCCTTTGTGTGGAAAGTATCTGAAGAACTACGATCAGTTATTCGAAGAAGGAAAGGCCATCCACATGTTCAACGGTGGCGAACACATTACAGATCAATCATGGTCTGAAATCTTCCCGGAAGACGTCGCCAACGAACTGGATAATGATCCGGGTGAAATGGGATGGTTCCCGGTTGGTGCGGATTGTTATCGCCGTTTCAAAAAGGCAATGGAAAAAGCGAGATCAAACAAATAAAGTCTAATCAGGCCGGCCAACAACCGGCCACAACATATCAACAACATGGCAACAATCAACGACAAAAATCTGAAGAATGCGATCGCAAACGTGATCGTGAACAATTACATGAATCAGAAGGTCGATTTCGGATCTGATGAATTCGTTGTGGAAAACTTCAAAATCAAGTTCAGGAAGGCCGCCATCAGGAAGGCCGAATTCGATGACTACGGCGTCGATCCAAACACGGATCATTTCTGTGTCGTGGAATTTTGGAACGCCACCAAAGAAGAAGACGTGTTTCAGGCCGTTTGTGTGATCCTGACGATCTGCAATGACGAAACCATTGGAACCGCCGGCGTTCCTTATGACTTCGACATCGAAGGAACAGAAGACGATTTCGACATCAAATTCGCCGATCAGGTCATGGCCGAACTATAATAACACATCAGGAAGGGCAAAGAATCGCCGTCAGGGCCGTTTCTTCGTTCTTCCTTTATAATTTACCGGCCCGACCAAAAGAAGGGCCACAATCGCAAATAATATGAAAAAATCAAATTATCTTCTTCCGTTCATCCTGATTGGTGGCGGAATCGGTGTTTTTGCTTCACAATCATTCACCGGATTCTTCTTTGGAATCGCCGCCGGTGTTGTGATCGGTTACTTCATTTTAGGACTGGCCAACGGTCAGGATCAGACAAAGGATCCTGAAGGCCCAAAGACTGAAGACAATGAACGGAAATAAGATCATCCACGTCCATTTTAAGGATTCAGGCCGTGACGAATACTTTGGATCGTTGGCGGCCATTTATCAGGTCTACACGAACGTTGAAATCGGTGCGACGTTGCAAACCTTATGGAACAACCGGATCGGGCCGACACGGCCTTATGAAAACAGATCGGTTGTGATCAAAGAAGGAACGATCGTCAGGAAGGCCACGACACGAACAAATCCAAATCTGAAATAATATGGCTGATTATCACTTCATCAAAAACAAAGAATCTGATTCGATCTTTTGGGTGGATCAGACTGAAATGAAGGGCGAATTCATGTTCACCTTCGACAAAAAGAAGATCTTCAATCTGTTTGCAGATTATCCACATAATCTGTCGCCAAAACAAAAGAAGACGTTCGACGAAGAAAATCCATATTGGGTGAAATTCTTCGCCGATCGTCAACCTTGATGATCCGGGCGTTGATCACCTGATGTGACCTTGTGCGCCCTTTCTCTGTTTGTCCGGTTCCGTGTTGATGTATTGTAACATCTTATCGAAACCGGATATTTTTTTGAAAAGATCGATGTCGATCAAACATTCATGTGACGAAATCTTCATTCCGTAAACCGTGTGCCTTTGCTTTGCGCCGAATCGGTTCTTCAGGACTGATTTGTCCAATGGCTTCCATCCGTTTTCGTAACGTGATTGCAATTCCAAATATTCGAAACCGTCCTTCACCTTCCTGACAACGGCCGCATGTGCGCCACATGTGAAATAATATTCCTTTCCTTCGACACAATTCCCCAACAACGTTGTGGCGTTCTTGAAATCGTTGTAATCTTCGTTTACGATTCCACCGACATCCTTTGCGATGCGGTTGATGTTTGATCCGGTTGCAAATATCTTTCGGCTCATACCGTCACGGAAATCCAGTACATCGAAACCGCATTTGTTTCCGGCGTATGTGAACGCCAATGAAGAACACGATCCCTTTGTCATGTCACCACCGCACACACGTTCAATGATCTGTCTGTCTGTTGGCTGATCTTTGAATTTCTTCACGGCCAATGGTGTCACGCCGTTGATCTTTGCCACCTTCTGAATTTCATCGAATGGAACGACGTTGGCGTCCTTCTTCCTTTGGATTTCGTCACGGATCATCTGAAGACGTTTGTCGGCTTCCTTCTTCCATTCAGGATAACGAATGGATCCGGGATCTTCGACGTTGATTGCGATCAGATCACGAAGATCATTCATGAAACGTTCGTCGATCTTCAACTTTTCACCTTCCGTGATCAATGGATTCATCTGACTGATCGTCACCATCTGTTGACGTTTCTTTGCGTTGATCACTTGTTCACAATCGTCGATGACTTCTTCCGCCTTCTGTGCCAATTGTGGCCAATTTGGATTCGCTTCGGCCCTTTCTTGTTTGACAAAGTTTTCCATGTGGTGAATTCCATCGTGGAAATGTGTCGGATCCCAACGATCCAGTCTTTTCAGGGCGGCGGTCGCCTGATCGAAGATTGGTTGTGCGTTCTGATATTCGACATCTGTCAGACGTTTCAATTCTTCCTGAAGGCGGTTGATCTCTGACTTCGCCGTTTCAATCTTCGTATAGAATGATACGATCTGATCTTTCGTCAGTTTATTGACATCCGTGTGGACTATTTCAAACAGATCACCCAATGTTGATCGTAATAATGAATAATCAATTCCATATTGTTTCAACGATCTTTCCAAAGGTGTCCGGCCGTATGCGTACAGATCCCAAAGTTTATAGAATTCACGTTCCATCTGTTCGAAGATCGTCTTCTTCTGTTTGTCGTCCGCCTTCCTGAATTCATTCCATCTGTCTTCGTTCGGATCATCCTTCGGACGTGGAATGACTGGTTTCACGATCTTCAGATCACCTTCCAATGTTCCGCCGGTGAAATTGTCTTTGATGAAATATGGTTGTTTGGCCCACGTCAGGGATCTTTGAAGATTGGCGGCGGCCCACGACTTGAAATTCTTCGGAACGTCTGTCACGGCGTTGACTGATTCTTCCGGTTTCATATACTTCTGATAATTGCCGGCGGCGTCGAAATCATCATCTTCACCCCAAAAGGCGTCACGAAGGGCGTTTTCCTGATCCGTCTTGAATTCCTTTGGATCCTTCAGGATCGGAACCATGAAGCACCGGCAATTCGGATGCCAACCTTTGAAGACGAATGTCTTTGGATAACGTCCGGCCAATTCGTCGCAAATGTCGTGATATGGCCCTTTGTGATCCTTCAACGTGTGATTGTTTGAAAGTTTGACTTCATATCCGACAACGAAATCCAGTTGGTTCCAACGGTAACGGTCCGAATCACGATACGCCATATTGACTTCAGTTCGGGCCATTCTCATTGCGTTCTGATACGATGATCTATAAACACCACGGCCGGGATGATATGCGGCCGCACGTTTTGAAAGGACCAAATTTCCATGTTTGTCACGAACACGTCTGAACAACTTGTTCGGTTCCTGAAGGTATTGTTTCAGATCTTTGGCGATCTTCCCGGCCGGTGTTCCGTCGCCGATCGTGATGTCCAATCCCATTTCGATCAGGCTTTTCGTTTCTCCGGCGTATTTCCACACACGTTGTGACAGATCCATTCCACCGGCCTTTCGTGTCTGAAAGGCTTCCAATGCGGTCAGGTTCTTATCTTGCATGCGTTTCAACTGACGTTTGCCGATCTTCGCCGTGTTCATGATGTGGGCCAAAAAGGCGTCGTTCTTCTGACATGCATACAACCACGATTCCTTTGATCCGTGTTGGATCACGGCGGTCATCTTTGACGCCAACTGGTTCACGATCTGTTGTGCCTTCTTCTGAAGTGATGGCATTTGATCGAATGAAAAACATTCATCCGGATTCAACTTGATCTGATCGGCCAACTTTGCGAAATCGGCCACGGCGGCGTTGTATAGTTGATCAATGGCGGCGGCGTATTGATCAGAACGTTTGAATTGTCGCTGATCGTAACCTTCAAACGTGAAACCTTGTGATTGTGGCTTCTTTGGTTTTGCCATGATTTATTTTCTTTTATGATGTTCGAATGAATCCGGTTCGTCAGGGATCGGATCGCCTTCTTCATATTCCTGACATGGATGTGGTTGTCGAAGGAATTGCGCCCAACGGTGCAAAGGACACCAACACATGAAGAATTCGCCGTTCACATCCCTTTCGATCCGGTTTCCTGAATGAATGCACCGTGAACAAAGAACCATGACGACACGATTCTTCGTTCCTGATACGTTTCTTTTGCGTTGTACGGCCATTATTCGCCTTCGTTGGTCTGTTTGTCGTCATCCATCAGATCGGTCGGTTCTGATAAAGAAAACGAATTCTTTGCGGCCGTTTCGCTTTCGATCAATTCAACTTCCTGATCAACGTCATTGACGCCGGTGATGTGTTGTGCGCCCTGAACTGATGTTCGAAGACTACAAACCGCACCGCCACCGTTGGCGTTCTGCCACATCTGCAATTCTGCGGCGTCGTCTGTGACCATGAATGGATGAATCACCGGTTCGATCTCGATGTTCTGTGCGGCTTCCGCCAACTGAACGTTCATCTTTGCCACGAATGACGCCAAAAGGTTGTAACGTCGCTGAAGGTATTCGTCGAAGACTTCACGATGATCCATGACCTTCAGGTGTGCGTCTGTGAATAACAACTTCAGGGCGACGCCTGACAGATTCAGGCCCTTGACCGAATCAAACGAAAGGTCCGGTGTCTGTGTCAATGTATAGATCATCTTCAGAAGGGTTTCGATCTCCAATTTCACGGATTCAGGTGCGTTGGCCCATGACAAATATTCGGCCTTTGCGCCGTCTTCGCCTTCCAATATGGCCCCGGCTTCGCCCTTCTTTGAAAAACCTTCGATGTGACCGGTGACGAAGATCTTTGGTGATGCGTGATAATCGTTTGTGTCTGCAAAGTTAGACAACAACTTTTCCAGTCTATTGATCAGGATCATGACCTTCGAATATTCCGGATCGTCCTGATGGCCGAAGATCACCGGGATCTTTCCAACGACATTTTCTTCAGGAACGGCGTTTCCTTCCTGATCATGGAATCCGTCAACCGGAACGAAACCGGTTCCCTGACGTTCCCAAACCATGTGTTCTTCATCGGTCCATGTTTCGAAGAATGTGTGTTTCTGCAATTGCTGATCCTGACGGTAATAAATGCGGCTGAATGCGATCATGTCACCGGTTTCGTCGAAATATGGGAACAACTGATCACCCTTCATCGGATTCAGAATCGCACAACGCATTTTCACCGGCGATGCGATTCCGTATTTCTTCGACTTCACGTTTGGATCACGGCGGTTGACTGGTACGGCGTACCACAATTCGGCAACCTCACAACAACTGAAGATCACCTTTGCGATCTTTCGGTTCAATGTGCTTTCCTTGACATCGTGGCGGATCTTATTGATCACATTCAGGACGATCGCCTGATTGTCATCTGAAGGATCACACGCCAAATCGACTTTGTTTCCGAAGATCATTGATGCATGACGATCCACGATCAGGGATGGAAGATCCAATCCAATTCGTGCAACTGGTTCCAATCTGAAACCAACGTTTTCGGCGTCGTCGTCGCCTGATCTTTTCACGACTTGTGTTGTTTCGGCGTCCTGATCTTCAGGATCCAAACGGACCTTTTTGTCAGGACGAAGGGCCTTGTTGAACACGTCGTGTTGTAATGGATCCAACGCCTTTTCGGCTGATCCGGTGTCAGGTTCTGTCAGATAACGTTTGGTCTGTAACTCCGAAACGATTGCGTTCTGATCCTGACTTTCGATGATTTCTGAAATCTTCATAATCTGTTTATTTTTGAATTATAATATTTTCATCCGAACAATCCGTTCAGGTTTTGTTTTGTCTTTCCGGTGTTTCCGTGTTCGACGATTCCGGTCAATGCGTCAGGTGCGTCATCATGTTCGTTGTGTCCGGTCTTCATGTACCCGGTGACGGCGTTGTAAAACTCCGGCCAACGTGTTGACCAATCTGTCGGGAAAAGGATCAGATTCTGAACTTCGGCGGAATGGCTGAAGATTCTGATTTCCTTGTTGTCCTTCTGATGGAACCACTTGATCTTCGTCTTTCGGTTGCCAATGATTCGGCATTGCTTTTCCACATTCCGGGCGAATCCACGACCACCGTTGTTTGATTCGATCAGGGCCTGATCTGTTTCGCCACGTGACAACATCTTCGCCGTCATTGGTTCTGTATATTCCATCGGTTTTTGTGTGAACAGAACGTCCGTGACATAATAGAACATCGATGTTTCGACGTAATTGATTGAACAAAGGTAATCTTCGCCGGTGTCGGCCGTATCGGTGTAATTCTTCCGGATCATCTTACGATCATAAGGGATCACGTCGTATGTGCGGAATCCTGAATCATACATCAGACCTTCGGCCGGTTTCGGATCTTGTTGGTACAAAGATTCGAAGACGTGTGGATTCTTCTTTCGTTTGATCTGAAGATCATGCAACGAATGACGTTCCGGCCACAATGCTTCGCCTTCTTCACGTGGATCCCATTCTGAAGGTGCGCCGATCTTGATCGCCGGGAATTTGATCACCACCCAACCATCAGGATTTGTGTCCTGATCGAATTCACCCTGAATCTTCAGAAGACGGCCGGCCAAATCGTTTTCGTGCCAACGTGTGAACACGATCAATTGTTGTGATCCGTTGTGAAGACGTGTGTCGGCGACGGTGTCATACCAATCGGAAACAGATTCACGGATCGTTGATGACCACGCCGATTTTGCGTCTTTGTAAAGGTCATCCATGATCAACATGTCAACTGGTTCACCGGTCAAAGGACCACCAACACCAACGGCCTTCAAAGATCCTGAATGATCCACGATTTCCGCTTCGTTGGCGGTTCGTGTCCATGTTCCTGATACATCGGCCACGTGCGACAATCCCAACAACGTTTCCGGGAATATCTGATTATATTCCTTTGAATCGATGATTCGTTGGCATTCTCGACCGAACTTCTTCGCCTTCGTGTCGGAATAAGATACAATGGCGATCTTTTTGTTTGGATCCAGTCCTAAAGCATACGCCGGAAGACGTCGTGTTGATCCTTCCGACTTTCCGTGTTGTGGTGGCATAAAGACGGCCAATTTCTTGATCTTTCCTTTGGCGAAATCGTCCAACGCCTTGTAATATCGTCGATGGAAATCGGCCGGAATGAACGTTGGCATGGTGGCAATGGTGAACGTCAGAAGATCCGTCCGGGCCTTCCGATTCAATTGTTCCTTCATTGCGATCAGTAATCGTTCTTTTTCCTTCCGTTTATCCATTTTTACTTTGTTTCAGGATCCTGACCACCTTCGGTCATTCCTAATTTCTTTTGCATGTCGGCGATGTCTTTGTCCAAATCTTCGTCTGTCTTACCTTTGAACAGATCAGATCCGTCAGGGCCGGTCAATTCTTGTGTAAATTTGTTTCGGAAATGATCAGGATCACCATTCGTCAGAACGAAGATGATCGCCGTCGTGTCCGGTTCGATGTGTTTCGTGACGTTTGTCTGTTCCTTCACGACCGGTTTTCCATGTTTGTCAGGAACGGTCTTTGTCTTGTGTTCCTTGACTTCATATCCGGTGACTTTCTTCATCAGACTTTTCCGGGCCTCTGTCACCAACTTCGACATTCTGTCGTCTTCTGCCTTCTTTATGGCTTCGACAAAGTCTTCGTGTTTCTTCTTCCATCGTCCGAACGTGGTTTCATCCAGTCCGACGGCCAAACAGATTTCACGTTGTGAATATGTGTCTTCACGGATCATGTCTGTGATCCGTCTGACGATGTCTTGATTGTAACGTTGTGCCATGTTTTATTCCTCGATTAGTTGACATTTGAATCCACGATCTTCCAGTTCTGACATCAGGGCGTAAAGATCGCCACCACCGTTCGACTGAATGATCAACTTCATGGATCCCTTCTTTTCGGATCCACCTTCAGGATCTTCCGGATCTTCAGGTCCTTCGAAATCGATTCCCCAATCATGCGGATCAATGTCGAATTCTTCTGCGATCTGTTCAACAACTTCCTGATCGAATTCAATGTCAGCGACGGACGTTGCGTTGTCTGCGATCGCCATTTCACGGCCTTTCTTCGTGTCCAAATCGACATCTGTTCGTTGTACGGCCACGATCTGACGTCCGGTTGTCTGAACGACGATCACTTCATCGAATCCCAATGCGCCGGCATTTTCAACCATTTTGTTTCCGGCGATGATCCTTTGGTTCTTATCGATCAGGATGGAACGGCCGGCCCCGAACTGGCTGATTGAATTTTCAACCAATCGTTGACCGAACTGCGTTCCCTTGTTGTTGTTCCGATCGTCAGGGATCAGATCTTCGATCCTGATATGTTTTATTGTTCCGTCTGCCATGATCAGGCGATTATCAGTTTGACAATGGCAACAACGATCCAGTATATTGAACAGATCGTCAATGATCCGGCACACGTCCACATGATGTCAAACCATTCGAAACAACCACGTTTCAAAAGTTTATCCCAAATCAGATCCTTTCCGAATCCGGCCGCACAACCGGCCAACAACGCCAACCATGAAGGAAGGCAAAGGATCAGACACACGGCGGAAATGATTGCGCCGGCGAAATAATGTTTTCTTTTGTCGGCCTGACAGATCGATGTCAGGAAGGCGGTCATGAACTCGATGAATTCCGCCCAATAATACTTCAGATTATCCATAATTGATGCACGATAAAAAGGAAGGTTCCCATCCACCCACATCGGCGGTTGAATCTTACCACGGACACCGATCCACACGTTTCCGGTGAAAAGGATCTTCAGACGTTCTTTGAATGAAGGTCGCCAACAACTGATGATCTGATGTTGGTTGCGATACGCCGGAAGGGATCCGCATTCCTGATCGGTCATTGATCCCGGCTTTGCGAAGGTGATGTTTGCTTCCTTGAATTTCTTTGGTTCCATATTATTTCGTTTTACACGCCGCCGGATCATTCCGGTTGCGGATTCATCCGCAAAGATACAAAAAAGGCCGTATCACGGTGATACGACCATTCTTGAAAGTATTAAAAAAACATTCGACTTTTTCCGTCTTTATTTGGCTATTTTGCCGAACGGTTGCCGATTTTGACACGCATTGGAAGACCTGATTCATACCACGCCAACAGACCGGCGTCACGTTCTTCCTGATTGGATCTTTTCTGTGTGATCCCGGTCAGATACGCAAATTCTTCGTGTGTGATCTTCCGATCCTTTCCTGACCAACCTTTCACCAACGGCGCACGTTCGACGACCGTCAGGCCCAATCCTTTTGCAATGTCGATGATGTCATGTGCGATCTGATGATTCAAACCGGTTCGCCTTCCAGTTTCGGCGGCGGCCGCCAATGGATCACGGAATTTCTTCCATCTGATCTTCTGAATGTGCCAATTGGTTTCGTTCATGAATCCGGCTTCGATCACGAAGACATGTGGTTTCGTCAGTCCGGCGGCCATCTTCTGTTCGATCTGCTGAAAGAATCTGATCAGATCAGGAAGACGAAGGTTTGACAGAACCATTCCTTTGGTTTCAGGATCCAAAACGGCAACGCCGGAACCGTCCACATCAGGATCGATTCCGACGAAGATCTTTTCATTCTTGATCATCAGAATGGACGATCACCTTCGTTCTGTGATCCGCCGGCCTGATCATCAGATTTCTTTGATGGAAGAAGGGTGATTTCACCAACCGAAACTGAAAGATCAATTCCGACACCACCGTCACGTCTGTTGTATGTTTGCGCCTTCAGGTTGCCACGTACAAAGACCGGTGTTCCTTTCTTCAGGTATTGAAGAAGGTTTCCACCTTCGCCGTTCATGGTGCAACTGAACCATGTGCAATGATTGATTGTGTTTCCGTTCTGATCCTTTGTGTTGTAAGAATCCGCAACGGTGAAGGCAACGAAACGACGACCATTGAAATCCTTGATTTCGGCGTCCTGACCTAAATTTCCAATAACTTCGATTTTGTTCATGATGTTTTCTGTTTGTTGATTTATACTGATTTAATACTTTTTGCCGTTTTTCTTTGGCCGTGTGGCGTTGAAATCCATCTTTCGATCAATGTACCACAACAGATCGTGATCGTCGTTCTGACGCAAAGATTGGAACCACTTGAAGACGTAAAGAACCGCCCACAACATTCGACGTTGGATCACGAACTTCGTGTTTGTGAATCCCACGATCAGGGCCAACGCATTTTCACACATGTCGAATGATCTGAATTCACGGAAATAATTTGACGCCGTGATCTTATCCCAACGAAGGCGCATGTGACCACCGATGTCCAGTATTCGAATTACGGTGTCCGCCATTTCATCTTCAACAGAATCCTTCAGGTGATCTTTGAAGGCGGCGATCCACTTTGCCTGATAGTCAGGATCACCGGCGTCCAATGTGAAGATCTTCTTTTCGAATCCTTCAGGATCGGCGTGACGTCCGTTGCGATCCGCTTCAATGACTTCGGCGATCTCTGTGATCACCAACGCCATCGAATGATTGATTGTGACGTCAGACGTCCAAAATCCTTGTTTTGTGGCCCAACTATAAATCCGGGCCGAAAGTTTGTTCAATTTTTCTGTTTCCATTTATCTTTTCTTTTTGTTGTGTTTACGATGAAAGTTGATTCCGTTCCTGACGTCGTCGTGATGTGTGACACGTGGAATGATCGTTCCGGGATTGTCGTCAGGCTTCTTCATGAAGATCTTTTCCGTCACTTCAACTGGTTCGTCGAATAGTTCTTCGACGTGTTTGGCGATCTTTGTGATACCTTTGTCGATCATGGAAGGGCCACACATAACGCCGGCCCCGATGATCGCCTTCATTCTTTTCATTCTGTTCATCATCTTTTCTTTGACTTTCTTCTGATATATTTTCTTTTCTTTTTCGATGCATTTGCATTGCATTTGCATTGCATTTGCACCGGCTTTTCGATTGGGAACGATGAAAGGATGTCGTCCACACGTTCGGCCATGTTCCTGAAGATCCGGTTGAACTGGTATTCACCATCATATTTCGTCAGGGAATAACGGATCGTCGTTTCGTCACGGTGGATCATGGCGGCGATCTGTTTGACGGACATCTGACCTTCGTTCTTGCAATGGTGGGCGAAGATCATTCGTGCGAAGAATCCAAAACGATCATGACGATCACACATCGTGGCAAAATTCTGATCCATGACTTCATGAATGGCGTTCCTGATGGCGTCGATCACCTTCACGTCTTTGATCCGTGCGTTTCTTTCATTCTCGACAACTGATTCAAACATGACTTCGATCCCCATGTTGACGGCGAATGAATATTCGATTCGTGCGCCACGTGACGTCTGCCAATCCTTCAACATGTAGATGATCTGACATTCAGACAACATCTTCAGATCTTTCAGAAGGTGATCCGTGTATTTGATCGACGGATCGTCCTGAAGGCCATTGTCGAACGGATTGACCGGAATGAATTCGAATCCCTTCAATTCCTTTTCGGCGTCCTGAAAACGTTCGAAGGCGTCTGATCGGCCGGTGATCGGGCCGGAAATGTATGCTTTTGGTTGTTTTGGATCTTCAAATTTTTCCATCTTTAATATTCTTCGGCATTATCGGCCGGCAACGGCGGACCTGATCCACGATCACCGGCCTTTGTGTTTTCTGTTTCTTTTACATTATTCGAACACCAATTTCTTTCGTCCAGTTGGAAGGCCCTTGACGAACTCCATGACGGCGTTCAACTTTTCCTGATTGTCGCCACAATGATCGATCATGGCCCGGTGTAAATCATAATACCAATCGGAATCTTCTGCGGAATCATCCACGTTTCTTTGTGTCTTCTGTTGATATATGACTTTGGCGAAGGCGGCGGCGGCGTTCTTTGCTGATCTTACTGACGAAAGAACATTGTTCAGGCGTTGTTTGTCTTCGTGTCTGACAGACATTGTGATCAACTTCAGGGTGTCTTCACAATCCAACATGGCTGAATTGATCACGTCGCCCAAAACAAAGGCCAATGACGTCAGTTTTGACGCCTTATCGACGACGTTCAACATCTGTTCTTTTTGGTGTTCATCCAAACGTTGATCTGTTCTGATCGGCGTTGTTGGAAGATCCAATGGTTTTCGTTGTGATTTTCTTTTCTTTTTCATTTCTGTTCAGGCGTTTGTTTGAATTGTGGTCCATCAGGACGTTTCAATGTTCGAAGGGCGTCCATGTACGTCCATTTTGTGTCCTTTGACTTGATGATCGGGATGATCTCCTTTGTGATTTCCATCAGTTCTTCGTCAGACATTGACGTTGGCCCAAAGAAGATCATGTTGTTTTGTTCGTCGATCATTTCCTTTCGTTTTGGTTGATAGACCAACGGTTTCCCGGAAACGACTTCGATCTTCGGTGCGAAATCCTTCATGTGTGATTCGATGCACACAACCGGGATCTTTTCGCCTTCGATCATTACTTGTTGAATTTCGAAATATTTCATATCTTTTTCACTTTGTAGTTGAATTCGTAATCATAAACCGACGTGATCTTTCGGATCCTTCTGACCTTCAGACCACCACCGGCCTTTTTCGGAATCATGAAGACGGAAGGTGTTCCGTGATCACATTGATCTGTTGGATTCATCAGGATCCCCCGGAATGGCGATCTTTTGCCATGACATCGTCCGCCTTCATATTCTGAACACATTTCACACATCATTTGTCTGACTTCCTTAAAAGGGTGAATTCGTAATCCACGACGTTTGCATGTAACGACATCAGATTCAATGTCAGTTGATCCAGTTTCTTGATGATCGATTCT